AGAAGCTGGTAGCGACGCTCGGCATCCTGCTGCGCCCACTGCTGCTGCGCCGTGGTCTGGGCCATGCCGACCTGTCCGCGCAACCCCAACGCCTGAGCGTTCAAGCCTTGGGTGGCGTAGTTGGCGTCCATCGGCACCTGCGCCATCCTCGAGTTCTGCGCCGACTGATCGGCCGCGCCCAACACGGACAGCAGGTTTTGGAACGCGGCCTGCGAATCTGCGTTTTGGGCGTTGACCTGCTGCGCCGGCTGCGCCGAAGCGGTACCGCCGACGGTGCCCATCAGACCGGCACCCATCGGCTGCGCCGTGGCGCCCGGCGTCACCTGGGCGGAGGCGTACGGGTTGGTGTAGTTGTTCTGCAACGTGTTCTGCAACTGCTGCGAGTTCTGCGTGATGTTGGCCTGATCCGCCGCGACGGCGGTGTTGATCTGACCGAGTGCCTGCTGCCAGATGGCAGGGTTGAACGCCGGCATGTTGGTGCCTTGGAAGGCGGGCAGGTTGGCCTGCTGCAACTGGAGTTGTGGGCCTTGGGCGCCGAGGGCGCGGGCCATGGCGTCGATCATCGCCTGCGTCAAGACGCCACCACCGCCGCCGCCGCCGCCGCCGCCGCCGCCGCCGCCGCCGCCGGATCCGCCGAGGGAAGGCGAGGTGGGCGAAGTGGGGAGTCCTCCGTTGGCGTAGAGGGTCTGGTATTCGTTGATGAATGATCGGGGGTCGCCACCCTGGTTCGGGGTGCCGGCCATCAACTGGTTGAACAGCTGGTATCCGGCCCCGGTGGATCCTCCCGCAGTGTCGACCGGGGTGCGGACCGGCGCAGACCGTGTCGGCGCACGGGGTATGACCGCGGTACGCGACGGCTGAGCGTTCCCTGTCGTCGACGTCTTCTGTGTCCCCGTCCCCCGCCATCCTGACCAAGCCATCACAAACCTCCGAGCATGGCCCTCAGGGCCTCGATGTTCTGCGCCGCGAACGCGACGTCACGAGCCTTCGCCATCTCCAGATCAGCAATGCTGTTGGTGCGTTGCGCCCCGTACTGGGCGGCCTGCAAGTCGTACTGGCGCAACGTGTCGGTCAAATCGTTCTGCGCCTGCCCGTACTGGGTCTGATAGTCACCCAAATAGTTTTGCATCGACTGCTGCATCGTCCCCGACCGCATACCCGGCCCGAATCCACGCTGGGCGAAGCTGGATGTGAAGGTGGGCAGCTGCCGTTTGAAGCCTTGGGTCATCATGTTGAGGTCGCGGGTGCCGCGCTGCTGACCCAACGTGCGGGCGAAGGCGTTGGACGCCATGTTCGCCGCGTAGCCCTGCTCGACCCCGCGTCGCTGTGACTCGTAGTAGCCGGAGTCGACGAGGGCCATCAGGCGATCCTGATGATGAAGCTGACCGTCACGTACGGGGGCCGGTACTTGGTGGCGACGGTCTCGATGACGGCACCGGAGGCTCCGGTGTGGGCGAGGGCCGGGGTGGTGTGAGTGTGGTTGGTCGGCGACTGGTTGCCAGATGTCAGCCCGGACGTGACGGGGATGTCGATCGTCATCGCTGTCGCCCCGTCAGCACCGCCACCGGCCTGCAACTGAGCGGACCCGGAGTACGACGTAGCGGTCGACGCGACGAAGATCGGCAAAGCAGTGCCAGAGACGGGGACGTGGGTGTTGATGAAGTGGCCGTCGTGGGTATGGCTCGGGATCGATGACGTGTTGAACGACGGATGGTTGTGGTCGATGTCGTGGGTGTGGTTGACCGACTGGTTGCCCGACGTGCTGGCCGGGTGGGTGTGGTTGATGCCGTGGGTATGGGCTTTGATCGGGGGGTCGGTGGTGCCGCCGATCTCGCCGACGATGTTGCAGTCGGCGTCGTTGACGGTGTCGTCTTCGTTGTCGGGCCACACGCCGAGCAGCATCTTGCCCTGGAGGTTGGGCAGCAGCATCGCCCCGGCCGAACCTCCGAACTTGTAGCCGATCACCCCGAACAGATCGCCGTAGGTGGACGTCGACAGCGACGCCCCGTTGCACAACGCCCATATCGCTCCGGTCGGCGCGGTATCGCCGCCGTACGGGAACATGCAGCCGATCGGCACCATCGAGTCGACGTACGACTTCGACGCGGCATGGGTTGGCTGGGTCGGCGGCGAGACGACGGTGAGCGGGGCGTTCATCGCTACGCCGCCGTCGCGGCGGATCAACTCGGCGTTGACGTACTGCTCGATGTACGTGTAGTTCTGCTCGACCGGGGTGGCCGAGGCGACGGTGTCGTTGACGAAGGTGTTGGGCAAGATCAATGTCATAGCTTCTCCATCACCTAAAGCGACGCATTACGATTTTGGCGACGATGGCGTCGATCCCCCACCGGGCCCCTGGGGTGAGCGAGGAGATCCGCAGCTGCAGCGCCCGGCACATCCCGAAGCTCGAACCGCGTCTGATCGTCGCCCCGCCGACCGCTCCGGCACCCCATACCGAGCCGTCACCCCAGTCGAACTCGCCCCACACGGTGCCCGACCCGGCGGTGGGGATCTCGACGAGGGATTGGCGGCGGGCGTTGATGTCCTCGTAGTCACGGAACGACTGCACCTGCAGGCGGCAGTCGGCCTCGGTGCGGCGGCAGACGAAGTCGGGTCGGCGCCACGACTTCTTGCGCGTCGGCCACCCGGCGGTCAGCCACGGCGTCCGGTACAGGGTGCGGAACGGCTGGTAACCGAGCATGCCCGACGCCTCGATCGCCTCTCCGGTGTCGGTGAGGATGATCGGCCACGACCACGGGTCGGGCGAGGCGGTCGAGCCGAGGAGGGCGACGGGGGCGACGAGGTCGGCGGCCAGGTTGAGCGCGTCGAGGCGGACGATGCACGGATGCTCCGTGGCCCGCAGGACGCCCATCGGGCGGCGCTGCGAGTCGACGTTGGACCCGCCGATCAGCGGACCGAGCGACCCGGCGTCGGACGTGTAGTAGGTCCACGCCCCATCGCCGACGGACGGGTCGAGCACGAACGTCGCCGCGTTGTCGTCGGTCGGCCCGTCATAGGTCCACGGGATGGTGACCCACAGTTTGCGGGACAGCCAGCCCACCCAGATCAGCTCGGGGGCGATGATGTTCTCGAACGCCCGGCGCAACTGCGTCGAGATCTCGACGGGGCGTTCCCCGGAGTACAGGTAGATGCCGCCATGATCCGACGCCGAGTAGAAGAACACGGCGTCCTCGCTGCGGGTCACACCCTGCGGACCTTGCGCGCCGATCGTCGACGACTTCTGCACCAGCTGCCACGACTCCGAGTTGTAGCCGTACAGCGCCCACACCGAGTCCGCTTTGAAGATGAGGAGGTGATCCTCGTAGGACTGGAGGGCGGTGATGCGCGAGCCGCCGATGCCGATGTCCAAGAAGTCGGCTTCGGCCCAGTCGTCCTGGGAGGTGGGGTGGGACCAGCGGATCCGGTTGGGGTAGGCGGTGCCCGCTTCGCCGGTGTACGCCACGAAGGCGTACCCGGCGTGGGCCTCGACCAGTTCGGCGCGGGGGAAGACGCCGTGTACCGGTGTGAGGTAGTCGTTGTTGAAGTTGCCCGTAGACAGGGCGACGACCGACGCGGGGACCGCGGTGCCGACACGTTCATGAGAATCGAGTGTCCATCCGCAGGCGATGTAGGTGGTGTCTCCGAACGTGGCGAAGTCGGCGAGATGGGTCGACGCGGCGCAGGGGATCTCGGCGTCTTCGAGGTCGTCGCCGGTTCCGTCGGAGATGAACACGGTGTCGTTGGCAGCGACGTAGATCAGGTCGGTGCCGTCAGCCAACTGAGCGAGGTAGGCGCGGCGCGGATCCCACGTCTCGGCGTCGACGTCGAGGTCGGCGACGTTCCAACGCTCCCAGCCCTTGCGGGTGTAGATCCCGCCCAACGGGTCGATGTCGATGTTCGCCAGCTCGGGGCTTTCGTTCTCGGCGAGCTGGAAGGAATTTGCTCTCAAATTGACGCCGCCCGTGAAGTCGACGAGATTCAAAGGCTCCAAACGCGTAGGCATCAGGGTGCCACCGGAGGTGCCCACGCCACGTTGCGCCCGGCGTTCGACACGTCGAGCGGCAGCCCGCCGTTGAGTACGAGCGGACGGTTGTGCCGCGGGCTGCAGATGGCGTTGTGGGCGGCGCCGAACGATGCCTGCCACCGTTTCATGTAGACGTCCTCGAGCACTTCGTCTTCTTGTTGGGCGTAGGCGAGGGCGATGGCGTAGTGGGCGAGGAGTTGGTGGAGGCGGTAGTCGCAGTCGGGTTCGGCGGAGGCGCCGCCGGCCTGCCAGTCGGCGGGGAGGCGGTAGCCGCGCAGTTTCAGGGTGCGGACGCCGGACGGGTTGGGCCACAGCAGCAGCTGGTCGCCCCACAGCGTGTAGTAGATCGGTGTCGTCGTCAACGCCACCGAGCTCAACCAGGCTTCGGCCTGTTCGGAGGACACCTGGGTGAGGCGGATTCCGCGGTCGACGTCGGTGACGGTGATCAGCCCGGCCGGATCACAATCCGACGGGAGGGTGACGTAGTCGACGCCGTCGGGTTTGGCGGCATCCCAGCGGGTTTCGAAGAACGGCCAGCGGTTCTCCATCGACAGGGTGCGGTTGTACGCCTCGGACAGGTAGGAGTCCAACATGGCGTTGGGCAACTCTTCTTCGTCCATGTCGAGCTGCATGCGGATGTAGTCGCGGAGGGTCTGCAAGGTCAACGGGGATCGCCCCCTCTACCGAGGTACGCCATGGCCTTCGCCACGAGTTCGGGGTCTTCCAGGTGGCCGC